CTTGGTTTGCTCCAAAGATGCAGATATTTGAATCAGGAGAGGTTCAGGATATGTGCGGTGAGGACGTATCTTTCTGTCTGGATGCAAAGGAAGCAGGATTTGAAATCTGGTGTGATCCAAGAATTCGTGTCGGACATGAGAAGACAAGAATTATATAAATCACAGTATCAAGTCAAATACGATATGACCCGATATAATATACTCAGAAAAGGAAAAGTCGTCTTCTGGAGTGTCACTGAGTCAGAACTCTTTGACAGACTGGAAGACTACGCAGTGGAGCAATATGTGACAGGAGAACAGATTGCAAAAGAAATTACTTATGAACCCGTAAAGGAGGAAGACTAAATGGCAGGAATGTTATCAGGGAGTGCTTATAACCGTGATGCTCGACCCAAAAAATCTCGACAAGGAAGAGGGAAGCACTCTAAATACTCAGCAACCTCTCGTAACTCGGCTCGCAAGAGATACCGAGGACAAGGAAAATGAGACTTCAAAGAATCGATAAGAATGGAAAACGTGGTCAGATACCCGTTGATATGTCAGATGACTTCTATCATAACGGTAATGAATACTGTCGTTATCTAATTACTGATTATCGTTCTGATGCTTACTTAAGAAAAAAATAATGTATTGTCGAATTCGACTGAAAGACACAAACTATCAGGAATACCATAACTATCGGATTCTTGATAGTTCTTCTTATGAACACTGTCTTGAGATATATCGTGAATATGTAACCTATAAAGGATTTACTGATGTGGTGCCGATCTTTCTGGAAGAGTTTGAATTACCTCATACGGATATTATTGGTTACTATGATGGCAATCAACTGGTTGCCTTTACTCTTGCCTATAAGTTTAAAAGTGTGAATAGTGTATGGGCAGATCAGTTTGCATGGAATTATAAGAATAAGAAACTGAGTTTAGGTCATATGGCAAATCAAAGTGAGATTGCAATGTATAAGAGACTTGGTTATGATTACTATTATTTGGGAGAAGAGGCAGAATATAAGAAAAAATTAGACGGATACGAAATTTCTAACTTCTTTGAAACATGTCAAAACTAATTGCAAATCTACCAACTAAAAAGGTATGGGTAAGAAAAGAATACTTAACTGACTTTCAATCAGGTCATGGAGAGTTTGTAGAGGGCATCTGGGTATGTGCGAAGTCAATTCAAGGTCGTGCATTCTATATTGAGACTTATTTACCCGAATATGGGGCAATGTACGATAAACTCCCGATTTCAGCGTTTCTCTCGTCACCAAAAACACCTGATCCAGATATGGATTTGGTCAATTTACAGTTCTGGAACTGCATGGACTATGATTTTACCGTGATTGTCAAGCAATTTGTAGCACCAATGGAGTGGGAATTGCGTACAAGACACTTTGGAAATCAAAAAGGGCAGTATATTTGTACTTTAGACAACTATCATGGTGATTTTGATCAGATTGATGCCTCGACAAGTGAGTTACCTGATGAACATAAGTCATTTAATCTCGTCGAATTGCGAAATGGGCAGTTTGCACTCTACCCAAACAACCGTTGTCGCATCTATGACACCTCAATGACACCAGATCCAGTCAAAACACCTGATTTTAAGGTATCAACACGCATTTTTGAAGTTGAAAATGATGTAAATTGGGGTCGATTAGGTGATTGTGACGATTATTTCTGGACAACACCCGATGAACGAAAGGAAAAGTAGGTATATTTTACATTGGATTGGTCAATTATCTAAAATTCGACCAGAATTAGGTAATTTTGCAATTTGTCCCTATGCATCAAAGGCAAATTACAAGATCGTTGAAGAAAAATTGTCTCAAATTGTGCCAAATCCCGATTATGATGTTATAATTTACGTAGTTGAAGATAATATGAGTGCTCAGTTCCTTTATGATGCAGTCGATGACTACAATCGCAACTACTCTGACTACAAATTCATCGCAGATCACGGAAAAACGAAGACATACATACAAGGAATCCAAACAAGTAATGGATTTTTCAATCTTGTTCTATGCCAACCACGTAAAGAACTGACTGAAGCAAGAAAAAAACTCGCAAAAACTAGTTATTACGACTATTGGGACAAAAATTATTTAAAAGAGGTTTTAGAAGATGATATTAAAATCGTTGAAATCCACATTGAACCAGAATTAGAATGAAAAACACTCATATGGGTAAACATTTACTCATCCAAGTCTACAATGTATCCTTTGACAAGTTAAATGACCCTCTAAAAATTGCAAATGTGATGGTTAAAGCAGTACAAACGGAAAAATTAAAGTTATTGAATACCTTTGTACATCAATTTACACCTTATGGAGTGTCTTGTGTGCTTGCTTTAGGGGAAAGTCATGCTTCTTGTCATACTTGGCCTGATAAAAATAGCGTAGCAATGGATATTTTTACATGTGGAACTGTAAATCCAAAGAAAGTTGCTCAACATATACTGAACTACTTTGACTCTAAAGATATTGTGATGGATGAATTGAGTAGATAGGGTATAAATAAATCTAAAAGTATCATTTAATGGCGGTTCAACGTAAATCAAGAGGATTTAAGGATATTAGTCTGTCTTTTTTGCCACATCCAGTGACAAAAGACCTTCCTGTTCTTGTAAATGAACGTGCAATCTCCAGATCAGTGAGAAATTTAGTCGAAACAATCCCAACTGAGAGGTTTTTTAACCCAGATCTTGGTACAGATATAAGAAATTCTTTATTCGAGAACTTTTCTCGCACAACAGTGACTATCATAGAGGATCAGATTAAACAAACTATTAGGAATTTTGAACCAAGAATTGATGAACTTCAAGTTGAGGTCATTGGTAGACCCGATAATAATGCAATGGATATAACTGTTGTTTTCAATATCGTTGGTTTAGATATACCTTTTCAGACATTTACATTCATATTAGAACCAACGAGATAATATGCCTTTTACTCAGTTTACTAATTTAGACTTTGATGATATCAAAGCACAAATAAGAGATTTTCTTAGATCAAACTCTAATTTCTCAGATTTTGACTTTGAAGGTTCAAACTTCTCTGTTCTAATTGACACACTTGCATATAACACATATATTAATGCTTTCAATGCAAATTTAGTCGCTAATGAATCATTTTTAGATTCAGCAATCATTCGAGAGAATGTTGTTTCACTTGCAAGAAATATTGGATATGTACCACGTTCAAAAACCGCTGCAACAGCAACGATTAAAATAGATGATATAGATTTAGGAGAAACAAGTGCAAACTCAGTCACAAGTCTTGTACTACGCTCTGGTCTTATATGTATTGGATCTGCTCAAAATACTACTTTTCGATTTTCTATTCCTGATAACATAACATCAAATCGCATTGTTAATAGAGTGGTCAATGGTGTTAGTAGAGCATTCGCACAATTTGATAATGATATCGTCATATATGAAGGAACTTACTTAACAAGACAATATGAGGTTGATGTATCAACTGATTTAAGGTATATTATTGATAGTCCAAATATTGATACATCCACATTAAGAGTTTATGTTGCTAATAACACTGATACAACTATTGGAAGAAAATTTTCACAGGTAGATAATATATTAAACCTTAATAAAACCTCAGAAATATATTTGATACAGGAAGTTCAAGACGAAAAATACGAAATATTGTTTGGAGATGGTTTTTTTGGTAAAAAGTTAGAAAATAAACAAATTATAACTGCAACCTATATTGTGACCGATGGTGAATCTGGTAATGGTCCTTCTGAATTTAGTTTTCAAGGAACATTTAATGATCAAAATGGAAATACACTAAGTCCATCTGATAATGTAAGTATTACTACCACTAGAAATGCTTCTAATGGGTCAGAACAAGAAGATGTATCCTCTATTAAGTATTTTGCACCAAGACTTTACTCAGCACAATACAGAGCAGTTACACCGAGAGACTATGAAGCAATAATCGCTACAATTTTCCCCCAAACTGAGTCTGTTGCAGTCATTGGAGGAGAAGAATTAGATCCACCTCAATTTGGAAAAGTGCAAATTAGCATAAAACCAAAAAATGGTACTTTTGTGTCAGATTTTGATAAAGTGCAAATTAAAAATAAATTGAAAAAATTTGCAGTTGCTGGTATCAATTCTGAAATCGTTGATTTGAAGATATTATTTGTTGAAATTGATAGTAATGTGTATTACAACCCCGCATCTGTAGCATCAGAGGTAAATTTACGATCTGACATAATCGGAGCGTTAAATCTTTATACAAAAAATGTTGAGATTAACAAATTTGGTGGTCGATTTAAATATAGTAAAATAAATCAATTGATTGATCGAGTTGATGATGCAATTACATCAAATATCACAAAAATTATCATTAGAAGAGATCTAAAAGCATTATTAAATCAATTTGCTCAATATGAATTATGTTTTGGTAATCGTTTTTACATAAATCCTGCAGGATTTAATATTAAAAGCACTGGGTTTACCGTTAGTGGATCACAAAAAATTGCATACTTGACAGATATTCCAAATAAGGATGCATCTGGTAATTTAGATGGTAGCATGAAAGGCACAATTAGTGTTGTTTCAAAAAATAACTCTGGTGAACAAGTTGTCCTTATAAAAGAAGCAGGTGGAGTAGATTATTTAAAAGGAGAAATCATACTTAACACTATTAATTTTACTTCCACAGTCGCATCGAATAATTTAGTTGAAATTCAAGCATTTCCAGAATCAAATGATGTTGTAGGTTTAAAAGATTTATTTGTTAGTTTTGACGTTTCAAATAGTAGCATAAATATGAAGAAGGACGTAATTGCATCAGGAGAAGATGTTTCTGGAGTTGTATTTACAAGAGATTACTTTACCTCAAGTTACTCAAACGGGGTTTTAGAGAGGAAATAATTTATGTCACAAATTGACAAAAGAATAAAAGTCAACACGATTATTGAGAATCAGTTACCTGAGTTTGTACTCTCTGATTTTCCTAATGTTTCGGAATTTTTAAAACAATATTATATTTCGCAAGAATTTCAGGGAGGTTCTGGTGATTTAATTAATAATTTTGATCAATATCTAAAAGTTGATAATCTTGTTCCAGAGGTAATTAATGGAGAAACAAAACTACCTGTTCATTTTTTAAGTCCCACTGAAGTAACACCATCTGATACTACTATAGAAGTTATCAGTCATAAAGGATTTCCAAATGAATATGGATTATTTAAGATTAATGATGAAGTTATTTCTTATACTGGTAAAGATGCCACCAAAACTGATGTTGTAACTACTAATGGTAATATTAATTTACAATTTGACACAGTTATAACTGGAATAACAACTACTAACATTGCTGTAAATGATATTATTAAAGTATCCTCAGTTCTGGATAGTAATGATACTATTGTAATACCAGATGGAACAAGAGTTTCTGGTATTGGTATTGGTAGAATAGAACTTAATACAAAAATTACTGCAACCGCACCACACACTGTAACAACTCAAAATCCAGTTGTAGGTAAGTTTACATTCACGCATGAGAGATTTTTCTTCACTGGATGTATTCGTGGATTTAGTGGTATTACAGGTTATAACGTTGGAGTATCCTCATCATTACTAGAAGTTAATAAAGAAAAATTAAAATTTGAAGAAACTTCAGCGTCAACTCATGCTAATGGTTCTACAGTAACAAACTTATCTGTATTATTCATACAAGAATTTTACAAAAAACTCAAAAAAACATTTTTACCTGGTTTAGAAAAAAATGATTTTACCGAAACACTTGATGTTGGTAATTTTATTAAATTTTCAAGATCATTCTACCAGTCAAAAGGTGTAGAAGAGTCTATAAGAATATTATTTAAAGTTTTATATGGTGTAGAGGCAAAGATATTAGACTTAGAGAATAATTTAATTAAACCATCAAGTTCAGAATTTATAAGAAGAGAGGTCATAGTTGCAGATGTCATAACTTCTGGTGGTTTACCTCAAAATCTTATTGGGCAAACAATTTTCAAATCTGATGATCTTAATACTAGTGCCTCTGTTTCTGAGGTAGAAATATTTACTAGAGATAATAAATCTTACTTTAAGATGTCTCTATTTGTAGGTTTTAGTGATAGAGATTTAATTCAAGGTGTATTTACAATACCTGGTAAGACAAAGGCAGTAGAAATATCACCAGTAAATTCTAATACAATTACTGTTGATTCTACAATTGGATTTAATGCAACTGGGACGATTATTAGTGGTGCAAATACAATAAATTACACATCTAAATCTGTAAATCAATTTTTTGGATGTACTGGAATAAATGAACAAATAAACAAAACAGATGACATAAGGGCGAACGAAACTATTTTTGGATATGAAAATGGTGATTTGTCTAAAAGAGTTGATTTAAGAATTACAGGTGTTTTATCAGATTTAGTTCAAGTATCTGATATTAAATTAGTTACAGAAGGTGAACTTTTATTTTCTAAGAACGTTGGTGAAAAAATATTTAATGATGGTTTAAGTTATAAAGAAAAATTTGCAAATTCATGGAAATATAATACTAGTTCAAGATTTGAAGTTGAAGGTCAAGGACCTTTTATATTAAATACAAAAATTGACAAATCATCTATAAAAAAAGGTGATTTATTTGAATTAATTAGAAGAAATGAGCAAGTTGTTGATGCTACTTTTAATGTCAGTGATGTAAATGATGATAATACAATTGATATAACTGGATTATCACCTACATCACCATTTTTACCAAATCAAGATTATGATATTCGTCGTGTTATTGAGAAAGCAAGTAGTTCTGGCGTAGAAATAGATGAAGGAAATAATAAAATTATAGCAAATGTTTTAAATGTTTATACGGATGGTGATACAGATGGTTATTCTGCATCAAACTCATTACCAGACTATGATATAACAACAGATATAATAAAGGAAACTTTTCTAGGTGTTGGTTCAACAGTATTGGAAGGTGCAACTGGAAATAAATTTAGTTTTATTAATTTCGGAGTTACTGCAAGGATTAATAATCAACCGAGAGATATTAAATTTATTCAGGGTGATGCGGTTGTTTATCAACCAGATGGAGATCCTATTGTTGGATTAGATACTGGTAGAGTTTATTTTGTTGACCCTCAACCAGTTCCTGCTGGTCAAAAAGTCACAAGTCTCGCATTCTATAATTCAAGAAGTCAAATTGGAACTGCAAGTACAGTACAACTATCAGTAGGATTATCAACTACAACTAATCATGATTTTGTTTTACAGAAACATGCAAATAAAAAATTAAGTGCGAATAAAATTTTACGCAAGTTCCCATTATCACAAAACTTATTTGTATCTTCCAAACAAGAAAGACCTTTTAACGATATTGGTATGTTGGTTGATGGTGTGCAAATTCAATCACCATATTCAGAAGATATAATTTACTACGGTCCAATTGATCAAGTTGATTTAGAAAATAGTGGTTCAGATTATGATGTCGTAAATCCTCCTGTTCTTAAAGTTGAAGCAGGAGCAGGGACAACCGCTTTAGTTCAACCTATAATAAAAGGAACTGTTAAAAAAATATTTGTAGATCCACAGGATTTTGATATCGCATCAGTTACAAATATATCATTGACAGGCGGTAATGGAACTGGTTGTTTACTTGAACCTATTTTAGGTGCTAGATTTAGAGATTTATTCTTCGATAGTAGAAATTTATTTTTTGGAGGTAGTTTAGATTTAGATAATGAATCTATTTCTTTTGACAAACCACATAATTTAGCAAATGGTCAAAAAGTATTTTATAGAAATGAGGGTAATCCCTCTTTAGGAATAGGTGATGCATATGATAATACAGGTACAATTAAAGGCACATTATCAGATGGAGATCCATATTTTGTTAGAGTGGTTAATCCAACAACAATAAGAATTTTTAATACAGAGATTGATGCGATATCAGGAATAGCAGGAATTAATACAATTGGTATCGCAACTGATACTAGATCTGCTGGTATTCATAAATTTAGAACTGAATCTGTAAACACTCTATTAGATGTAAGAGTTTTAAATTCAGGATCAGGATATCAAAATCGTAAACTAAGAGTTAAACCAACTGGAATATCATCCACATATAATTTAATTAATTTTACAAATCATGGATTTGCTAATGGTGATATAGTTGAATATTCACCAACGGTAGGTTTGGGTATTACAAATCCAACAAATATACTAGGATTATCTACAACTACATCATATCATATTTTAAAAATTGATGATAACTCCTTTAAATTAGCATCAAGTGAAGATGATTTTATAAGAAATAAATTTGTTCAATTAAAATCAACTGGAACAGGATATCAAACATTTAAATACCCTGATATTGAAGTAAATGTACAAGTATCATATGCAACCACAGTTACTGGTAATATTAACATAACTCCTCTTGTAACTGGAGAGATAATTGGTTCATATTTGTATGAAGAGGGGACAGATTATGGTTCTACAATATTAAATCATCAAATAAATCCAAAGATAGATATATTGAATGGTAAAAATGCTGAGTTAAGACCCATAGTAGTTAATGGTAGAATAGTAGAGGTTATAGTAGCAAGTCAGGGATCCGAATATAATTCATTACCAGATGTCAATGTAATATCGACAGGAGAGGGCACAGGAGCGATTGTAAGACCAGTTATAAAAGATGGTCAGATAACTGATGCAATCATCATAAACGCTGGTATAGGATACAGTAGTCTTACTACAAAAATAGAAGTTATACCCTCTGGTAAAAATGGTAAATTACAACCAAGAGTTAGAGGATTAAACATCAACAATAATGAAAGATTTGGGGATCTTAATTTAGAACAAAAAACATCAAAATTATCATTTAATTTACTAGGTTATTCTCAATCTAGTGCACAAATTTTTGAACCTGATACTTTTACTCTTAAACCATCAAATGATGAATTTGATAAAATTGAAAAACACTCACCTATCATAGGATGGGCATTTGATGGAAATCCAATTTATGGACCTTTTGGATATAAAAATCCTGATGATATAAATTCTGGTATTGTTATCATTAAATCATCTTATAAAAAAGATCAAACAAAGGTGTTTAACAGACCCGCACAATTTGCTGAAGGTTTCTTTGTAAATGATTACACATATGATAATAGTGGGGATTTAGATATTCATAATGGTAGATATTGTAAAACACCAGAATTTCCAAATGGTATCTACGCATATTTTGCAACTGTTGAAATAGGATCTTCATCAAATAAATTAGAATCAATTTATCCTTATTTCATAGGTAATACATATAGATCTCCGTTTATTACTGATAATTTATCATTAGGACATGATTTTGATTTTAATAATTCTAATTTAATAAGAAATACTTACCCATATAATGTTGGTGAAAAATTTGCTGAAAATGATTTTATCATAGAATCTTATGAACAAGTAAGGCAAAATACAGTTGTTGAAACAGTCGAGAGTGGTATTATTGATGACATAATCATATTAGATGGTGGGACAAGTTATAAAGTTGGAGACAGCACTGATTTTGATAATACTGGAACTGAAGGTTCTGGTTTTAGTGCAGAGGTATCTGATATAGTTGGTATCGGAGTTTCAAAAATAGAAACATTATTTACTTCGTTTAACAATGCAGTGTTTGTTTGGAGTTCAGATAGGGAGGTTCAAGTTAATTATAATCCTTTTATTGAATTAAATAATCAAGATGCTGTATCCATATCTGGGTTAAGCACCACAATTTTTAATTTAACAGGATCATTCAATGTAGGATTGACAACAGCATCTGTTGGATTAGCAAAATCAATGAAGATTGGCAATATTAGTGGTGTTGTAGAAGATATATTTGTTAATAAAATACCAAATACAGTTTCTGTTGGTGGATCATTAAGAATTGGTAAAGGAAATACTCAAGAAATACTTAAAGTTCTTAATATTTTTGATAGAAATAAAGCGTTAAGAATATTCAGAGCTAAAGGTATTGCAGGTATTGCTCATACTTTTGGGTCAGACATTGAAGTATTAACAAATAAATTTACTATTCCTGTTAGAACAGAAAAATTTGAATCAAGTTTTAACGATATTGTATTCTTTAATGGACCTCAGTCCATTGGTGTTGGAACTACAGGAATTGGTCAAAGAGTAGATACTTTCATAGGAGATCTGAAAAAAGAGGTTGGACTTGTACCAAGAACCATACGTATACCTAATCATCCATTTACAACTGGACAAAAAGTTGGATTATCAACATCTGATGTAGATAATTCAAATCCTCAAATAAATGTATCACCGACGATTTCACCCTCTGATGCATTCACATTACCCTTTGCAGGTGAAATAGAGACAGAACTGTTTATAATTAAAAAGGATGAAGATCATATAGGAATAGTTACAACTGTTGCAGGTGTGGGTAATACAACTGAGGGTTTATTCTTCTTTAATAATGGCACAAGTGGTATCGGGTCTGATTTATATAAAATTACATCAAAAAATGTTCAAGTAACTGGTGATGTTGATAGAATTGTGAGCACAATCACTACTAAAGTTGCTGCAGCAGGAACCACAACTCATAATCTCAAAAATCGTGATATAATAGATCTGACTGTTGAACCAAATATTTCTGTTGGCATAGGAACTACTACACCAATTGATGTTAGATATAATACAGAATTTGAAAAATTAATAATAAATCCTATTGATTTTACTTCAAGTGATGTAGAAACTAATCGTATTGATATTGAAAATCATGGATTTAAAACAGGTGATAAAGTTTTTTATGATGGAAATGCAACTGGTTTAGGAACTGGAACATATTTTGTATACAGGATTAATGACAGATATTTCCAGTTAGGCCAAACACTAAGAGATGTTACCGTATCTCCAGCAAATTTACTTTCTATAACTGCTTCAACTGGTGGAAATCAATTGATTGCACCTATAAATCCACAAATTAAAGTTGTAAAAAATCAACAATTAACCTTTGGTATTTCAAGTACAACATTAGCAGGATTTGATTTTAAAATTTTCTATGACCAAGAGTTAACTAATGAATATAATAGTTCTGAAGACTCAACTAATTTTAATGTCGTTGGTGTTGGAACTATAGGGATTGGAACAAATAATTCTGATCCAGAGGGTGCAAAACTTAGCGTAAAATTCACTAAATCAACACCAACAAAATTATACTATGGGTTAACAAAAGGTGGATTTATAAGTACAACTGATACTGAAGTTCAAAATAATAACGAAATTTTATTTATTGACAGTGCCTATAACGGTAAATATGAAATCTTTAATGTTTCTGATGAAACATTTGATATTTCTCCTCTTGAACCAGAGTTTTTAAATTATAATGATACAGATTGTGATAAATTAGAATATTCAACTTCATCAAAAAATGTTACAGGATCCATTAAAGATTTTAAAATAATATCTTCAGGTTTTAATTTCACTAGAATACCTAAATTTAATTCTATAAAAAGTAAGTCTGGTGTTGATGCTAATATTAAACTTTCTTCAAATAATATAGGTAAGATAAAGAAAACAAGAATTTTAGATATTGGATATGAATATTCATCAGATAAAACATTAAGTCCAGAGGCATTTATACCTCCGATAGTAAATATTGATAATTTAGATGTGGTTACATCAGTTGATATTGTTAGTGGTGGATTAGATTATACAAGTGCCCCTGATTTATTAGTTTTTAATCCTGTTAAAAACATAGTTGCTAATAATACATCTTTACAAGCGATTGCTCCATCACAAACAATATCTGATGTTAATGTGATTGCTCCAATTAATGGATTAGACTCAATTCAACACAGAATAGTTGCAGTTAATAACTCTAATGGTGTAGGTATTAATTCAGTCGAAACTAGTGTTGGTCTTGTTACATGCTACTTAGAGACACCTACCAATGGATTTCCTGTTGAACCTTTTGCAATAAATGATGAAGTATTTGTAGAAGGAATATTGCAAGTAGGTGAAGCAGGGATAGGAACACAAGGTGGTGTTGGTGTAGGTACAACTGCACTTGGAGATGGATTCAATTCAGAAAATTATAATTATCAATTCTTTAAAGTAGTAGATTATATAAATTCAAATCCTAGAAAACTTAAATTTAGTATTGCTGGTTTATCAACTAATCCTGGTGTCGCAAAAACATTTCAATCTGGTTTTGCAGTAGTAATTAATAAAAAGAAATATCCTGATATAAGACCCATACAAACAAGAGGACAATTTGATTTACAGGAAAAACTTACTGTAAATAACGTACAGAGTGATTTAACAGTTGTAGAAATAAGAGATGACTATATTAAAGTTGGTGGATTAGATCCAATAAAATCAACTGATCGTATTACTGGTAATATTAGTGGAACTTCTGCTGAAATTATTTCTTTAAATGAAAATCAAGCAAAATTTAATATTGATTTTTCAAGTAGACAAGAGTATGGGTGGTTAGATGATACTGGAAAATTAAGTGAAGATTATCAAGTAATACCAAATAATGATTACTATCAAAACTTATCATATTCAGTGAAAAGTCCTATTGTTTGGGATCAATTTGTTAATCCAGTTAATCGTTTAGTTCATCCATCTGGATTAAAGAATTTTGCAGATACTGAGATACAAAATAACGTTAATGTAGGTATTGGAACAACCTTAAACGCTGTATCAAGTTTAATAATTGATTTAATTAATGAACCTAGAAGAGTTGATGCGACAAATAATTTTGATTTAGTGAAAGATTTTGACGTTTTAGAAGATGTGAATAATAATCAAAAATCTAAAAAATTAATATTTTCAAATAAAACATTAACTGATTTTACAAAATGTATTTCAAATAGGGTTTTGGTACATGATGATATTTCTGATAAGTTCTCTAGTGTTGGTTTTGCAAATAATGATACTATTATTGAAAATGTAACAGCAGAATTAGGGAATTATTTAATTCAAATAATTGATCCAGATACAAATGATGCTCAATTCACTGAATTAGTGATATTGACAGATGAGGATGATATTATATTATTTGAAAAAACAACTGATTTTACAAATGTCAGACTCGGATCATTTAAAACAGATATAACATCAGGAAATCTTAAAAATTTACTTTTTGAACCTGTTGATAAATTTACAAAAGATCATGATTTAAAAATACTAAAAATCAATCCTGATATTGATGAAACAAGTAATGCAACAACTATAATTGGTAATACCAAATTATTCGGTATTAATAAACTTGCACCAAGTGGCACTGGCAATGTTACAACAACGATTGCTGAATTTCCAAAAACAGATTTTAATGCTTGTTATGCAAATGTGTACGTAGAAGATAAAGTAACAAAAGATGTAAATTATAATGAAGTTATTATTGATTTTGATGGAACAAATACATCATTATCTCAAATATACATTGATAAAAATTTATCAACAAGTAATAGTGCTGTAGGTATTATTACTGCAAAATTTGAAAGTGATTTAATTAAATTACAAATTATTAATGACAGATCAAATGATTTTGAAACTCGTTCAAATATAGTTGGTTTAGGGACTACTACCACTGCAGGTGGAACTTATAGATTTAATGCAATAGGTCAACCAGCAGGTGCTGAGAGAAGTGCAAGGTTACAATCAAATTATAATTCAGGCACAAGTTCTGTCATAACTTATACTTCAATATCAAAAGATAATGATACCTCTGTAAAATCTCTAGTAAGAGTTTCTGCTGGTCAAACTTCAGCAGTTCACCAGATAATAACACTTCGTGATGAAGATGATATTTTAACTGTCCAATATCCATTTGTATCAATCGGATCAACATCAGGAATAGGAACTTTCGGTGGTGAAATCAATGGAAATAATATAGACCTTAAATTCTATCCAGATTCTAACATCACTTCATTGATTGAAGTACAATCATTCAACCAAATTTTCTATACTGAAAGTGATTTTGATAATACACCTAATGATCTCAGATACGGTCCTATTACTCAAAGACTTTTCTTAGATACATTTGATGGATTAGAAGGAAATAGAGCAAATAAAACAAAATTTGATCTTAAATTTAATAACATACCAATATATCAAAAAACATTCAATCCTTCTTCGGTCACATCTACAGGTTTAGGTGTTAGTGAAACATTTACTATACCTAATCATTTCTTTAATACAAATGAAGAGATTACTTATAAACCTGATTCTACATTTGTAGGGGTAGCAGGTACAGCAATATCAATTGGTGCTACAATGAATATCGCTGGAGTAGTAACTACCTTATTACCATCAACAGTTTATGTAAAAAATATAGATGAGAATGATATTAAATTATATTCTCGCCCAGAATACGTAGCATCAGGACAACCTATTCATGTAACTGGATTTGGTGCTGGTAATGCTCATAAGTTAACAATGACAAAACAACTTACCAAAACCATAATCGGTTTGGATGGAGTTGTACAACAACCAATCACATTTACAAAAATTTCTCATACCTTAGACGCAAATATTGGTGCAGGAACTTCACAGTTTGTTTTAAGTGGAATTAGTTCAATCACACCAAATGATGTTTTAAAAGTAAATGATGAGTTCATGGCGGTTGAAAGTGTTGGTTTTGCTAGTTTACCTCAAGGAACTATTAATGATGCCACTGATGTAGCTCTTGGTCTTGCTGTGCTACCTGTAGTTAAAGTAAAAAGAGGTGTATTAGGTTTACCTGCAACTACACACTCACAAAATGATGAAGCAAGAATACACAGAGGTTCGTTCAATATAATTGATAGTACAGTTCATTTTATAGAACCACCAAAGGGTAATCAAAGATCAAGAAGAGCAGATACTAATTTACCATTTACAAAAGCAACCTTCAGTGGTAGAACTTTCCTAAGACAAGATTATACAACAAACATGTTGTTTGATGATGTATCGGATGACTTTACTGGCATCGGTAAAACATACTCATTAACAGTTGGTGGTGCAAACACCTCTGCTGGTATAGGATTAGGAAATGGTGTTTTATTCATTAATGGTATATTCCAACAACCAGCAACATCAAATAATCCAAATGGTAATTATAATATCATAGCAGATACAACTGCTGGAATTTCAACTGTACAATTCACTGGAATTAAATCAGAAAATGGACAATTTATAGTATCTGAGTTTGATATAAATCAAAACCAAGTTCCTAGAGGTGGTATTATTGTATCACTCGCATCAACACCAGGTCTTGGATACGCTCCTCTAGTTGGTGCTAAAGCATCATTGTTTAAGAATGCTGATGGTGCAATTACTGATGTAGTTGGTATTGCAACAACCTCTGGAGTTAATTATGGCATAGTAGATGCTTCATTTGATAATATAACAGGATTAGTTACAGTAACCACAGATAAAGTTCATGGATTTTCTCTTAATAGACCCACAACTGTACAATTAAGAGATTTACAATTTAATGTTGGTGGAACCACAAGAGTATTTCAAGATCATGATAGACCTCTATTCCTCGTTGGAATCGTATCAGAAAGAATGTTAGAAATTCAAGCTGATCCACATGCTACACCTCATACTTACATTAGTGGTGGAAATGTATTTAAATTCTTTGAAGATAATACATTTGGATCAGGATATCGAGGAACAACAGTTTCAATTGGTGTTACAGATATCGCTTATGAACACAGATTTGTAAGTGCAGGTATTGGATCAATTAAATTAGGTAACTTTAACGGTGCATCATATACAGCGACAAATGCAAAATATATTTCTCATACAGGTGATTTAGTACTAACTATACCAAATCATAATTTGACTACTAGTGATAAAATTGGTATTGATACTGGTGGAATTGTATTCAAGTGCTCTAAAGATAATTTCTTTGGGAATCATCCATATCCAAGATCAGTATCTATTACAAGTAATCCTAATGGTGATCCAATTGCAGGTATTGTTACTGACATCACATCTGCAACAACTAATACTGTAACCATTTTTGTTGGGCAAGGTGGTGGTGGTGGAACAGGTGCGAATATAACTGCAACTGTTGGTGTTGGAGGAACTCTAGCATTTAATATTGTTTCTGCTGGTACAAGTTATGTAAATCCAGAGTTGATTATTCCAGAACCAATTTATGAAAACTTACAGGTAGAAGGAATTTCAAGAGTGGGAACTGGAACTACTACAGAAACTGGTGTAAACTTACTTGTTGATGTTGAGGTTGGTGCATCATCTACAACTGTTGGTATTGGTTCTACATTATTTGAAATAAGTAAATTTAAAATTTCTAGACCAGGTCACTCATTCAAGAGAGGAGATAAATTTAGACCAGTTGGATTAGTAACTGCTGCACATTTAACATCACCAATTCAAGAATTTGAATTAGAAGTGATTGATATCTTCAGAGATAAGTTTTCAGCATGGCAATTTGGCGAATTAGATTATATTGATGATATCAAGAATTTACAGGATGGATCGAGAGTCAGGTTCCCATTATTTTTCAATGGTCAACTATTAAGTTTTGAAAAAGATGATATAGACACACAATCTCAATTAATAGACTTAGACGCTGTATTATTAATTTTTGTCAACGGTGTTTTACAACAACCAGGTGCATCATATCAGTTTGAGGGTGGATCAACATTTACCTTTAAAGAACCACCAAGTGGAGAGTCAGGTCCTGATTTGAATGATCATGATCATGTAGATATATTCTTCTATAAGGGTAAAGAGGGAGTTGATGTTCAAATAAAAGATATTCAAGAAGAAATTAAGAAAGGTGATCAGTTTAGAGTTTTAAGAAATGACATTGTTGGTATATCAACTCGTGGTGACAACTCAACTCAAGAAAATAATCGTGTTGCAAAACAAATTTTAGGGGCAGATATAATTGAAACTGATATCTATACAGGTCTTGGAATAAATGTTAATGATGAAAGACCAGTAAGATTTGAAAAACAAAAAATAGATGTTGTTATAAATGGTGAGATTGTGCCAAAAACAAGATCATCTCTTGAACCACAAATTTATCCAACTGCAAAAATTATCGGTGATCTAACAACAACAAATGGTCCAGGCACTGGAGATAATGATGGTATTTTTGTTGATGACGCAACTTCATTCCTATTTGAAAAGGATAGATATGACCAATCAGGTGATTTAAAGGTTGATGCACTCATAACACATGGAGAAACTACTAATGTTGGAGCAGCAGCAACAGCGATAGTCAGTGCTACAGGAACTATTACAGATTTAATCATTAATCCTGGTGGTTCAGGTTATAGTGGCACAGTTGGTGTTAAGATAAGCAGTCCTCCTGCAGTCGGTGTAGGTATAGGCACAACTGCAACTGCAACTATTAATGTTGTGAATGGATCAATTGATACTGTTGTAACAATTACTAATGCAGGTTTTGGATATTCTCAAACAAATCCACCACAAGTTATCATAGAAGATCCTATATTTGAAACTGAAAAAATTACAAGTATTGAAAACGTTCAAGGTTACACTGGATTGATTACAAAAATTGAACAGGTAAGTAGAGGTTCTCAACCATCTGCTCTTAGAATGACTTACACTGCTGTTACCAAAAATAAGGAAAATAAACTCGTTACTGCTAATGCTAATACTTTAAAACAGGGATATCCTATTTTTGTGAAAAATACATCTGAGGGTGATGGCACTCAATCTGTGTTTGGTACAAATGCAGGTGGAACGGTTGGTATTGGAACTACATTCCTTGATAATGTTTATATCGTTCAATTCCCACCACATTTGCCTGGTGGAACAGCTACAGGTATAATTACTGTTCATTTGCATACAAATAGTAATGCCTCAATTGCTGGTATTAATACAGAGGGTTTCTATAATCCATTGAATATTGGTCTTACAACTGCTGTTGGTGAATTCCATTGGGGTCGATTATATGGAGCAGATCTTAAACGTTCATCAAATCCAATTGCGATTGGTGTATCAGGATTAACAGTTAATGCTGGATTATCAACCTTCCCAACTATACAAAGAAAATACTTTGGAGATCCTTCTGTGAGAGGTTTAAGATCAACTGGTGCAATAAGAGTATTTGGACTTTCATAGATGAACCACTATAAATAAAAAGAAAAGTTAAGAGTCGATGCCAGCAATAGTTACTGATCAGTTTAGAATTCTAAACGCAAATAATTTTGTAGAGTCAGTCGAAAATACAAATAACTCATACTATGTCTTTGTAGGATTAGCAAATCCAAAAGGAGCAGAAAGAACCAGCAGAGTTGGATTTGGTAGAACAACAGCATGGAATGATGATGGACAAACTCCTGCACCAGTAGATAGTTTTTCTTATCGTGCTCATGCTGGAGATACGATGAGTTTTGGTAAAAAAGTTTCGTCAGCAAATATCAGAAGAATTATAAGAAGAGTAGATTGGGTTCAAGGGCAAAGATATGAAATTTATAGGGATGATTACAGTGCGTCAAATCAAAGTCCAATTACAACGTCAAATAGATTGTATGATGCAAGATATTATGTTTTAAATTCTGATTTTAAAGTGTATATTTGTATTGATAATGGATCATCTGGTACAAATAAACTAGGCAACGTATCGCAGGATGAACCAACATTCACTGATTTAGAACCATCAAAAGCAGGAAATAGTGGTGATGGATTTGTTTGGAAATATCTGTTTAGTATTTCTCCAAGTGATATAGTTAAATTTGACTCAACAGAGTATATCACGGTTCCAAATAGTTGGGCAACTAGTACAGATAGTCAAATACGGGCGGTTAGAGAAAATGGAGACTCAAATGTCAATAATAATCAAATAAAA